CACGGCCAACCTTCAGGTTGACCAGACAGCCTTTGAGAAGTTGGCGTATTTCGCCCTTCGCCCCGAAATGTACTACGACCAGTTCGCTGATGTTCAGGCAACGAACGCCACGAACCCCGGTGCAACCATCAAGTTCACCATCTTCGCTGACCTCGCAGCAGCGACGACCGAACTTGGCGAAGCCGAGGATGTGACCCCCGTTGCGATGAGCGACAGCCAGGTCACGGTCACCCTCAAGGAATACGGTAACGCAACCGTCACGACCGCCAAGTTGCGGGCATCTTCGTTCCTCCCGGTTGACCCGGTTGCGGCGAACGCTGTCGGCTACAACGCCGGTCTGTCGATTGACACCATCTGCCGTGACGTTCTTCAGGCTGGCGACAACGTGCTGTACGCAACGGGCGGTGCAACCGACCCGACGAGCCGCACGACCATCAACACCGACGACGTTCTGCACATCAACGATGTCCGCAAGGCCGTCGCACAGTTGCGCAAGGCGAATGTCCCGACCGTCAACGGTTCGTACATCGGTTTCATCCACCCCGACGTTTCGTTCGACTTCCGTTCGAACGTGGACGCTGGCGGCTGGCGTGACTCGTACAAGTACGTCGGTGGCGAGGGCCTCTACAACGGCGAAATCGGCATGATTGACATGGTGCGCTTCATTGAGTCGCCCCGTGCGCCGCTGTTCGTGGATGCGTCGAACAACTCGTCTTCGTCCGGAACCATCGATGTTTACGGCACCCTCATCATGGGTCGTCAGGCTCTCGCCAAGGGCGTGTCCCTCGGCGGCGAGTACGGCGCACAGCCGAGCATCGTGTACGGCACGGTGACCGACCTCCTCAAGCGTTTCCGCCCGGTGGGTTGGAAGCACTTCGTCGGCTACTCGGTCTTCCGCCAGGAAGCCCTGCGCCGCATCGAGTCGGCTTCGAGCATCGGCAGCAACGCCTAACTCCTCCGACAAGGAAGCACATCCCACCTGACTGTTTCGACGGTTAGGCCCCACCCCTCTCCGATTTGCGTCGGAGGGGGGTGTGTGCTTTACTGGCGCTGTTGCGAATGGGGAGAGAAAACCCCGTTTCCACAACTGGTAGTAAGGACCCGTCGTCGTTGGGGCGGCGGGTTCTTGCTATTCTGGTGCGATGGCTAACTTTCGTCCGCCTACCGACCCGTTCGTTTTATTCGACGACGGCAGCGGCACAGGCATCTTCTCGTATCTATCTGGCTGGCCTCGGGGCCGCAACGTCTGGAAATTGACCAACGGACAGTTCGTCGAATCAGACCCAGCAGACGCAAACGACATCGAAAAGATTTACCACGGCGGCCACATTCATCCACTCACCGCCGAAGAAGAAGCAGACCTTAGAGCAGCAGGATACGGGGATTACATTGAAGCATAGGGAAATCCATCCGACAGATGTAGACGGATGTTTCGGTTGCAAAATCATGGGTGTCCGCATGGGCGCAAACACCACCACAACCAGGGGTGCTGAGGTCGGTGAAACGAACGCCCGTGAGAAGCGTTGGCAACGTGATATGCCCGCATACAAGCGTCTCCGCCAACAAGGGTTGCAACCTCGACAAATAGACGGATGTTCTATTTTGGAGAAACACGCCACCGAGAAGTGGCAAATCGAAGGACTCAAGTCAGCCCCAGCAGAATGAACTACCAATCTTGGACCGGGGTCGGTGACCCCAAAATTGGTTACGGTTCGATGCTTGACGGGTTCCTGTCAGCCGCACCAAAAACGGTCACATTCGATAGACACGCTTCGGTCAATGTGCATATGCAGTTGCCGAACACCATCCCGGGTTGGCACAAAGGTCAGCATCGGGTGCTGTTCACGATGTGGGAAACCGACACGATGCCAAACTTCATGCACCCGTGGTTCAACCAGTTTGACCAGATTCTTGTCCCCTGCAAACACAATGTAGAACTATTTTCTAAATACCACCGGGATGTCACCTGTGTACCACTCGGGGTTGATTTGTCGTTTTGGCGTGTAAACCCAAACCCAACAAACACAACAACTTTCAGGTTCCACGCAGGAGGCTCCCTATGGCTCCGCAAAGGCTTGGATTTGGTTGTGCGGGCCTTTACCGAACTGAACCTGCCAGACGCAGAACTACACATCAAAGCCGCCCCACACGCCTTCGACACCGAAGAAGTGAAACACCCCCGCATCACCCTGTACCGCAACTGGATGAACAAAGAAACCCAACGAGACTGGTACGACCAAGCCGACTGTTTCGTAGCCCCAGCCAGAGGCGAAGGATTCGGCCTCATGCCGTTACAGGCAATCGCTATGGGTATCCCCACCATCGTCTCAGAATCAACCGGTCAGCGAGAATTCATGCACCTCGCCAACTGGACTGTCCCCTGCGGCAAATCGAACGCCCAAACAGTCGGCCAATGGGACGAACCTAACCTGCAAAAGTTGAAACTGGCAATGCAAGACGCATATGACCTGCGTCTCCCACGGAAACGTCCCGCTGGGACAAACAAATTTTCGTGGGCGAAAGCAGCCAAAAAACTTGTTGCAGCCGTACCACCCGGCAAACTGCTCAACAACCCAGAGTGGGAAATTCCCACAGTCCAAATCAAGGTTCGAGCCAAACGCCCCGTCAACGCAACCATCGCCAATAACAGATATGTCATGGCTACTGGGCAAACAGCCTCTATCCCACCTGGGGCATATCAGGTATTATCTGATTCTGGCGCAGTAGAAATGGAGCCATCGTGAAAAAGCAGTTCTGGGATAAAAAGAACCCGAACAAGAAATCAACCAAGTTGACCGAAAGCCAAAAAAAGGCTGCGAAAGCCCGTGCAGCGAAAGCCGGTCGCAAGTATCCGAACCTTGTCGATAACGCTTGGGCGGCAAACCAATGAGCATCGAATATCGTGGCGAACGGTTCTCCGGCTACAACAAGCCGAAGCGCACCCCCAATGCAAAGAAGTCCCATGCCGTCCTTGCCAAGGAAGGCTCCAAGATCAAACTGATCCGGTTTGGCCAGCAAGGTGTGCAAGGTTCTCCTGACGGCACCGCCCGCAACCGGGCGTTCAAAGCCCGCCACGCCAAGAACATCGCTAAGGGCAAAATGTCTGCCGCATATTGGGCTGACAAGGTGAAGTGGTAATGGCCCCCCGCAAGGCGGCCAACCCGAAAAAGTCCGCCAAATACTACCGGGACAATCCGGAGGCACGGGAGAAAAAGAAGGCTTACGACACAACCTTCAACAAATCCCCCGGGCAGATGGCGAAGCGCAGAGAGTTGGCTAAGACCCGCCGTGACCGTGGTGTCATGGGCAAGGGCGGCAACGATATGTCCCACACCAAAGACGGGCGTATCGTCTCGGAGTCCCCGTCACGGAACCGGGCACGGAACCGTGGAAAGAAGTAGTGTAGACTAGCGCCGATGGCTGCACCTGGAGTTCAGAACCTAACCTTTGTGCGTGGCGACACCGAAACGGTGCAAGTCACCATGACCTCTGACGGCTCCACCCCTATCAACATTACGGGCCGCACATACGCTTCACAGTTGCGTACCACGCCAGACATTTCGTCTATTTCTGCTACAGGTACCTGCGCAATCACAGACGCAGCGAACGGTGTCATGCAAGTCGTATTCTCGGCTACAAGCACCGCAGCGTTGGACCCCGGCTACTACTACTGGGACCTGCAAGAAAACGCCTCAGGGACGATTACAACGGTTCTACAGGGCACGGTAACAGTTCTCGCTGACGTTACGAGGGTCTAGTGGCATCGGTTGAAGTAACCCTCACTAGGGCCTTCGAGTCCATCGGTGTCGCAGTCGGCCACGTTGTCACCGTTGTCGGCTCAGATAACGCTGGCCCGGTTGGTGCCCAGGGTGCACAAGGTGCACAGGGCGCTACCGGCCCACAGGGTGCTACTGGTTCTCAGGGTGCGCAGGGCGCTACTGGTGCTCAAGGGGCCACGGGTACGCAGGGAGCGCAAGGAGCGACCGGACCGCAAGGCTCACAGGGTCCTCAGGGTCCTCAAGGTCCACAAGGAGATACCGGTCCTCAAGGAGCAACCGGCGCACAAGGCCCGCAAGGTACTCAGGGACCGACCGGCGCTCAGGGACCTCAAGGTGCAACAGGTGCTCAAGGAGCGCAAGGTCCACAGGGGGATACTGGTCCTCAGGGTTCACAGGGACCACAGGGTACACAAGGACCGCAGGGTGATACAGGTTCGCAAGGACCACAGGGTTTTCAGGGGGCGATGGGTCCACAAGGCGCACAGGGTCCCCAAGGTGTCCAGGGACCACAAGGACCACAAGGCGCTCAAGGTGCACAGGGTGCTCAGGGTTCCCAATGGACGTACGTCGGCACCTACTCCGCTGGCACGACCTACACCTACGCCGATGTGGTCGAGTACAACGGTTCGTCGTATGTGTCGCTCAACTACGTCAACCTAAACAACACGCCGTCGTCCAGCCCGACCTGGTGGGGGCTTGTCGGGGCACAAGGCTCACAGGGTGCACAGGGCGCTCAAGGACCGCAAGGTGCACAAGGCCCGCAAGGTTTCCAAGGCGGCACCGGCCCGCAAGGACCACAAGGACCCCAAGGCCCGCAAGGTTCACAAACCCTCGACGGCCTGACAGACGTAACCATCACCGGCACACCAGCGAACGGGCAAGCCCTCGTCTACAGTTCAGGCACTAGCCAATGGGTAAACTCTGCCGTGTCCACAAACCCCATGAATGACAATGCCTTTACGGCAATTATCACTACGGATATCGGGCCGTGAAAACTTGCGCTAAATGCCAAATTGAAAAAGAACTAGACCAGTTTTCTCGTCGTTCCCGTAGCAAAGATGGGTTACAGCCAGTTTGTAAATCATGCGCAAATGCTTACCACCAAGACTGGTCGGCGCTTAACCACGAATATGTCAACTTGAAATCAAAAGAATGGGCAGCCGCAAACCGAGCACGGCGTAATGAAATTTCCGCCAGATACAGGAAAAGCCACATCCAACAGGCTCGTTCCGCTACACGACGTTCAATGGCGGCCAAGCCGGAAAAATACAAAGCGCAACGTCAGGCATGGGAAAAAGCCGACCCCGCACGAAATGCCGCCAAGTTGTCCCGCCGACGCACTCGCAAAGCAGGCAACGGCGTATTTGTTATTCTTCCCAAGGAACTTCGCAAACTCAAAACACAACCTTGCATTTATTGCGGGGGTAAGGCCGAACACATGGACCACATCACACCGATTTCCCGAGGCGGCAGACACTCTGTCGGCAACCTGGCCCCGGCCTGCGCTAAGTGCAATTTATCCAAAAAGGACAAATTTATTATTGAGTGGAAGGTTGGTGCGTTTTGAGTGTAGGTGACCGCACAGAAAAACGGCTGGTTGGGCCAGTCGCTCTCACCGCCTCGAACGCTACGGTCGGTTCGGCTGTCCCGTCGAGCAGGGTGTGGGTTGTGAAGCAGATTGCTATTTGCAACACGGACGGTGCTGACCGCATCGTGTATTTGGCTGTTGGTACGGCGGCGACTGCTGCGAACCGGCTGTTTTCGGCGTTGCCGATTGCGGCGGGTGACACGATTATTTGGGATACGGCTTTGGTGATGACGGCTACGGAGCAGTTTTACGGGTATGCGGATACTGGTTCTGTGGTGACGGTGACTGCTGTTGGGTGGGAAAAAGAAGTCTGATGGGTATTTCTGCTGCTGTCGGTTCTCTAGCGTTCAAGCCTGGTGTTTGTACGTCTACAACTCGACCTGCTGCCCCGTTTGAGGGCCAGTTGATTTATGAGACGGACACGAATCAGGCGGCTGTTTGGGATGGTTCGTATTGGTTGTATATGGGTCCGGGGGAGAACCGGAACATTCTCTATAACGGTGCGATGCAGGTGGCGCAACGTGGAACCAGCACAGCGAGCATCAGTAGCGCATCGCAGGTCTATTACACGGCAGACAGATGGGCAACAGCAGTCAGCACGTTGGGAACGTGGACTCAGTCCGTCGAAAATGATGCGCCTACTGGTTCGGGGTTCCGCAAATCGTTGAAGATGCTTTGCACTACCGCTGATGCATCGCCAGTCACGACTGACGTTCTTACCATCAGCCAATTCTTAGAAGGTCAAGATTGCCAAGCAATTCGCAAAGGAACGTCATCGGCGCAACAAATGACGATTTCGTTTTGGGTCAAGTCGAATGTGACTGGCACATACAACGTAGAATTGAACGACAACGACAACGGGCGTTTTTACAGTAAGGCCTACACAATTTCAGCGTCGGCAACATGGGAATTCAAAACCGTTACCGTTCCTGCCGATACAACTGGCGCATTAGACAACGACGCTGAACGTTCGTTTTCAATTAGGTTCTGGCTGGCCTCGGGGCCGTCTTATACAACAGGTTCGCCAGTAAGCGGTTGGGTATCTACAAGCGCAAATCTGACCAGCCTTGCACCATCGCAAACAAACCTTGCTGCCGCTACTAACAACTACTGGCAGGTTACTGGTGTGCAGTTGAATGTTGGTGCGGTCGCTGCACCGTTCGAGTTCAAGTCGTTTGGGCGTGAACTGCGTGAGTGCCAGCGGTACTACGAAAAAACGTATGACGTAACCACAGTTCCGGGAACAAACGTAGTCGCTGGATGTCGAGGTGTTGGTGGCCCAGATAGC